GGCTACTGAAAACCACATTGTTCGGCTTTGATAGCACTTCATTTGCCATTAAACCAATGAATTGCCCAACCAACTAGGGTACTAAGAGCTGAAACAATCATCATTCCAGCCCAAAAACCACCCCTATATTGGTCAGCTAAACCTACTAATTTTTCTAATTGGGCTTCCATTCTATCTATTTTGCGTTCCATAGAATCAAACTTCTTTTCGTAATCTTCGACCTTTTGCCAAAGAACACCATATTTAACAGGGTCGATTTCAAACGCCATTGGAATCATCCAAAAAAAATTTTAGGTTAAAAGCCAAACTTGTCTAATATCCAAGTAAATGTAAAGTTCATTTTATTTCCTATTATCTATAAATATTTCTGTTTTTAGCGTCTTGTATAAATGTTTCAGCCATTCTTAAATCATGTGCAAAAGCACCTCGACAATGGTTATTTTGCCAAAAAATTATTTTATTAATAACCCACATAGTTTTTGGTCTAGGTTCTGCATAGCAACGACTAGAAAAACATTGAATTGGACTGCCGTTAAACACTAATACATTAATTAATGTAGAAAAAGCAATCCAAAGGTTATTAAAATAATTAAGCATTTTTATACTGCTGGTAAAGCAAGACTATTAGACATTACTAAATAAGTTCTTGTTAATCCAGTATTGTTTTGTAACTGTATAGTGCCTGTGCCAGAGTTATATAAAATGTTTTGTTTAGCCCCACCAGAACCAGCAGTCCATTGTGAAGCTGGGTCAGCTAACAATATTGGAGTGCTAGTAAGGTAAACATAGGCATTTGCATAATAACTTGCATTATTTACTTGAGTGACGGAAAAAGTACCATAAGTGTTTGCTGTGCATAAATCAAAAGAAGAACCAGTAGTCAAGTTAAATAATATTGGATACCCAACTAACCCAAAAGAACTTGAAATTTGTGCGCCTAAAGAAGGATTGCCGCCAGAATCATAACCAGACAAATTATTTGAAACATCTATAACTATTCTAGTAAAAACACTTCCTGTTTGAGAAAGTTTAGAAATGCCAATTTTTTGAGTTACGCTGCCTACACCTTGGACATCTCTACAAATGTTTCCTGTAGCAACAATATCTTCAGTTAATGGTGTATAACCACCAGCAGTGCTAGTAGCAATACAAATTCCGCCCAATCCAGCATTAGATTGATTATTATTTAAACAAGTATTGCTTGAAATAACTACATCAAATCCATTTGCAACAGAAATACCAGCACCGCCTCTATTGGTAGATACATTTCCTGTAATTGTGCCTTTTTTGCTATTAATAACATCAATACCATTACCGCTTTTTAAACTGTATAAATTTAACGCATCAGACACATTTTCAGAAATAACAAAATTAGTTACTAAAGAAGCATATACAGCACTGGCGTAATTGTCTTTTGTAATGTTTCTGCAAGCCTGAACATTTGAACAATTTGTTGTAAATGAAATGCAATCTAATCCAACAGTATCAAAATAATTATCATTTGCTGTTGAATAAGTGCAAGTTTGAAAGTTAATTGCAGCCCTTCTGTCGGCTGAATTTCCACTTGTAATGTTATAAATGCCACAATTTATAAATTTGTTGTTATTTATATTAACATTTGAACTATTAGCAATGTAGCAAGAAAGTCCATTGCAATTCTTCCAAGTATTATTTGTGTATGAAAAATAAGAACAACTTGTATTGCTAAATTCAACATTTAAATTTGTTGCATTTGCAGTATTACCATCAAAAATAAAGTTTTTAACTGCATAATTATTTTTGCTGTTAAATGTAATAAAAGTTACAGTTGCGGCAGAACCAGTTTTAGCAAGTAAAGTTGCTTGGTTTAAGCCGTCAAGAATTTGATTGCTTAAACCTGTTAATCCAGAAACTACATAAGTGCCGCTAGGAAAAATTACTCTAGCAGCTCCTGAATTAATCGCATTTTGAATAGCTGTTGTGTCATCAGTAGTTCCATCACCAATAGCGCCAAAATCCTTAACACTTACAGTTTCTTGTAATTTTGCTTGAACAGTTCTTGTAACGGCATTAGTTTGTCCTTCGTTATATCCTATTGTGGAAGAACCTGTTGCGCCAGAAATATCAACGCCATTAATTGTTAATTCTTCAGCATTTACTATTCCAGCATTGTTGATGTCATTTGTTGCCATGTTAAGAGCACCTGACATAGGTGTTTGTCCATCAGAAGCTACTGACTGAGTAAGTCCATCAGCAATGTTTTGCATGGTTGTATTAGCCCAGCTACTTGTAATAGTTGTGCCTGTAACTACTGGATTGCCAGCAGGTAGATTGAAAACACCACTTCCGTTTCTAGACATTATTTATTTTCCTTTTTCAAAGCCTTTGCCATGCTTTCAGGCGTGTAATTAATTGATTCTTCAACTTGCTTTTTAATAGCAGATTCTTTACCTTTTTTGGCAACATATCCTGCTAAATTACTTACGCCTGGCATACGAATACCGCTTATTTTATCTAATGCGCTAATAATTGCACTAGAAGTATTGGAATAATTAGCAGCTCCTTTTAATGGAGCATTAACATTAATTGTAGTTTCAGCTAAATCACGAATTTCTTGTGCGCCAGCTTTTCCAAAAACATAGTCTAATTTGCCATCTTGGTCTAATTGGGTTACTACAGACTTAAATTTAGCTGGAGAAACTACAGGATTGCCAAAAGAATCCACATCTACAGAAGAACTAACTTTGTCTTTAATGTATTGAATTGTTTGACCTTGAAGCTCTTTCCAAGCCTGTTGTCCTTCTGAACCAGCTTTCTTTAAAGTCATGCCAATAGCACGAACATCGTCTAATGAGCCATTTAAAATAGCATGGTCAAATACATCCTCATAGGCTACTGACCTGTCTGTAGTGCCAGGTTTAGTGCGTAGCAACTTGTCTACATAACCAACATTCTCAAATTCACGACCAAACTTGGTACGCAGTTTACGAGCCTCTTGGTATAGTTCGCCACCTTGACCTTCAGTCATTTGATTAATGATGTTTTTCATGGTTTTGGCATGACCTTCGCCAACCGTACCAGGTTCATAGTTTTTATTAATAAACTGGTAAATATCTTCTAAATTATTAATAGAAATTTGACCTGTTTTTTTAGCATCATTTTTGGCTATTTCTTCGCCAACAGCACTAATAATTGGTGCTAATTTACGCTTAACAGTAGGTGTTTGCTCATCAATATAAGTCTTTAATGGCGCATAAGACAATGCTTGTTGAGTTTCACCAGCATCTCTAGCTGCGGTATATGCGGCATTAATTTCTGCTTTAGCTTTGTTTGCTGAATTTACCAATGCTCTGTCTACCACTCGACCAGTTTCACGCAAACCATAGGTTTCTTTACCTGTAGCATCTACATAAGCATCAAAATTTTGCAAAATAGCATCATTACGCTTTGCCTGAGCTTCAATTAAAGGTTTTCCTAATTCAGGGAAATTCTTAGGAGTTTCAATTTCAAACTTTTGCTGACCTAAATCACGCAATGCCTGACCTTTGCTTAAATCTACAGGAACTCTTAATTGTTGTGCTATTTGTGACCTTACAGCAGCTTCAGGAACTTCAGCAGCACCAACGCCAACCATAGGTGCTTCTTTGCGTAGTGCTTGAGCCATATTAGAAACTACTGGTTTAGCAGTTTGCATAGCTTGACTAATTGCTGGTTTAATTGCACTAGCAGATTGTGCAGCAGATGGAATCATGCCAATATTACCAAGATAAGGTGGTAATTTAGAGGCTTCTAATGCACCACCAATAGACTCTAAAGCACCTACAGAAGCAGGTGATGTAGGTTGATATTGTAGCTTTTGAGCTAATTGACTGCCAGCTTGCTGTGCTTGTTGCATAGCTTGTGGAGTTTTTTCTCCTGTCATGCCTTTGTAAACACCATAAGCAGCACCTACAGGTTGAGCAACCATACCACTACCAATAGTGGCTGGAACTTCATACAAAGCCTTAATTTTGTCCATCATTGAAGTTTTAGGTTCTTCTACAGGTGGTGGATTTGGTCTTTCACCAACAACTGTAGGAACATCGCTAGTAATAATGTTTCCACGCATTTGCTCTTTAGATGGAGCTTTTCCTGCATTAGGATGCTGTTTAAGGACTTCAGCTTCTATTTGTGATTGACTAGCGTTAGCTGGCCCATCAATAGTATAAGTTTGTCCGTCAGGAGCAGAAATGGAATATGTAGTCATTATCTATTTACCACTTGTGCTTTACCCCATCCTGAACTGGATGTAGAAATGTTACCTAATTCATCAATTTGTCTTGCGCCTCTACCTGATACAGCTTTCATAGACTCAATAACTCGTTTACGAGAAGCAGCTTTTTGGTCAATAACTTCTTTAGATTCACCAATTAAAGGGAAAAATTCAGCAATAGTATTTGCTACTTCTTGTGCGCCAAAACTTGCACCTGATGTTTGTCTTAAATAAGGAATAGCAAAACCTAGTTGAGCTTGAGCTAATCTTTGTTGATTTTTATCAGGGCCAACTAAACCTGTAGGGTCATTTCTAAATGCAGCTTGTATAGCATTAGCAGCAGCATCACCAACTCCTAGAGGAGCTAATTTAGCAATTCCTGATAAAAACTCAGGAGTAACTGCTGGAACAAGAGTCCCTTCTTTAGAAAGTTGGTCAATTACATTATTAGCTTGTTTCATTGAAGAACCAAACAATACTGCTTTACCTTGAAATTCATTTAAAGGCTCAGATTCGCTTTTAAGCCAATCTTTATAATCTTTTTGAGTTCTTACCCAAGCTGGTGGAGTCGGTAATGCTTGTGGAGCTTGTGCTTGTGGAGCTTGTGGTGCGTTTTGAGCAGTTGGGAAATTAACAGCACCTTGAGCATAAGCAGGAGCATTAGGAGCTATTCCAGTAGGTCTCATTACAGGACTTGTAGGAGCAGCTTGTGGTGCGTTTTGTGGCATTCCTTGAGGCATTCTTTGTGGCATTTGTTGAGGCATTGCTTGAGCTGGCTGCCCAAATGCAGCAGGATTATATGGAGCGTTATTAAGATTAAATTCTTGTTGTGCAAGAGCTACTCTAATTCTGTCATTTTTAGCAGATTCTTTTTGAGCATCTGTCATTTGATTTTTAAAAGCATTTAAACCACCCATTTTTGCAGGATTCCAACTACCATCAGCAATAGCAGCTTTGTATAGGCGTTCTTCTGTGGTTGCTTCAGGTAATCCAACTTTAGTTAATTGTGGCAACAAAGCCTTCACTTGTGGATATTGTTGTAATTGAGAAGCCTCTATAACTCCTGCTTGTGGATTTTCTTCAAAAGTTTTCATTACTTTTTGTACAGCAGCATTACCTTGTGTACGCAAAGCAGTAGCTAATTCAGTCTGTTTAGTATCTGCACGACCACTAATAGCTTCTCCTGCCAATACATTAGCCATAGGGTTTAATTGCTGAGTCCAAGAAGGCGCAACATAATAGCCACTAATCATTTGACCTTGTGGTTGTTGCATACCTTTAGCCATTAGCAATTCAGCTAATTTGCGTTCACGACTTAAACCTTGTAATTCAGGGTTGTAGTCTAATGCTTCTTGTTCAGGAGTTAGTGCCATTATGCTTTCCTTAATGCGTTTGCCATTGGGTTTAAGCCTGATACATCGTACATACCTTGAGACGCTGCTGTTTGATTAGGCACATTAAATGTAAATGGGTTTTGGTTCATTTTAATTTGGTAAGGTACTGCACCAGCTTGTGCAGGTGCTGCACTATATAAATATTTTGCTAAATCTTGTGGACTTAGACCACCTGTTGTACCAGTTGCTGTACCACCAGTTTTAGCTCCACCACTTGCTCCACCAGTTGTTGCACCACCACCTAATAACTTAGATAAAGTGCTTGCTATTCCAAACCCTTGTCGTGCTTGGTTGGCGTATTTTAATGCATCAGCAGCACTTAAACCTGTAGGCATTTGAAAATTAGCACCAGTATAAGTGCCAGAATCTAGTCCAGCTTGACCCATGTAATCTGTTAATGGATTTGTAGGAGTAAATTTATTAAATGTACCAGCATCTAAACCAGCTTGATTCATGTAATCTGTAGGACTAGTATATGCAGCATTAGCTAATTCAGGCACAGTAAAAGCAGAACCACCAAATGAACCAGCATCTAGTCCTGCGCCAGCCATATAAGCATCTATGCTACCAGCACCAGTAGTTCCAAGTGCTTCTCCACCAAAACCTGCACCAGTATAAAAACCACCACCAGCAATTTCAGGAGCAGCAGTAGCAGCAAGAGAACCAGCCTCAAGTGCGCCAGCAGCAGGAGCTAAAGCACCAGCAGTAAGCATTGCAGCAAAGGCAGGAGCTACTTTTTCTATGCCTTGAAAAAAAGCACCTTGACCAGCGCTTTGGGCTATGCCTTTAGCATGACCTTCTGCGGTAACGCCATAATCATATTTAACATAATTGTTAATTTGCTCTGGTGATACACCAACTTTTAAGGCTTCTTGTATATTGTTTTGAATTCTAGCATTTGTATCAGCATTACTTTTGCCTTGACCTGCATCCCATCCTGCTTTTTGCATATCAAGATGCAACATTGTGCTGTAATAAGCATTAGGGTCTACATTTTTAATGGCATTAAGTTGTGCTTCTAATGGTTCTCTTTTGCCAGCATACCAACCTTGACCATTGTGTGTAAATTCAGCAAATAATTGGTCTGATAAATCTAAGGCTTTTTGGTTAGTGTAGCCATGCGGGTCAGCCTGATATTGCTGTTGTTCTTGTTGAGCAGTTTGAAATTGTCCAAGATACCTATTGTAATAATCATCTCGTTCATCTTGGTTAATTTGATGAGCATTTAAAAAATCATTAAATCTATTTCTATCTACTGGCGCACCAACTGGCCCATCTGTAGCTGCGTTATATGTTTGTTGTTTTCCATTAAACCAATCGCCAACATCAGGTGACCATCCATTTTTACTTGCTGAACTAGATAATGCGTCATAAGGAGATTGTATAAAAAACCCTTGTCTACCTTCATTTTGGCCGTATCGTTGATAATGGTCGTAAGCATCAAAACCTGCTGCTGCAACATCAGGGTTCGCAGCTAAATAAGCCGCTGAATCAAAAGCACCTGTATTAGGAGTTGCAGTAGGCATTGTCCAATCGCCCATTTCAGGTAATCTAAATCCCATAATTAAACACCGTAATAAAATTCATTGCTAATTGTTTGTCCAAAAGGATTTGTAATTGCACCAGCACCTGTATCGCCAAATATAGAATTAGCGTTACTAATTGCACTAGAATCTCCATAGGCAGAGCCACCGCCTAAATTTGGATTTGTTAAACTAGACCACCAATTACTTATACCTGCTAATCCACTTCCAATTCCACCTATTGCGTTACCAGCTCCACTTAATGCGCCACCCAAACCACCACTTCCTAATAAAGCAGCAGAACCTAGTCCATATAGACCTGATTGTGTATTAGCTGTTCTTGCATTGGCGGCATTTTGCGCTGCAATAGCTTGAGCATTTTGAGTAGAGTAAGCACCTAAATAATCAGGGCCAGCTACCGTTGCTTGACTGTAAGGGTTTACATAACCAGGTTGTGTTCCTTGTTGGAAAGCACCTAATTGTTGTAATGGGTTGTTATAAGCATTGTAATTTTGCGTAAAGTTTTGAGCTTGTGCAGCGTTATTAGCTTGAGTACCAGCTAATTGATTGGCAAATCCTTGCTGACCTGTAGCGTTATTAAATCCAAGATTGGCTAATTGATTTTGATTTTGTTGAGTAAGAGCTTGATTACCAAATTGACCAGCAGCCAAGTTTTGACCAAACATGGTGTTTTGTACTTGCGAACCAGCTAATTGAGCTTGAGTTTGTAAGTCGTTTTGACCTTGATTAAAAGTACGCATAGCGTTTTCATACGCTTTAGTGCCAGGCACAATACCTTGGTTAGCTAATGCTGCTGTATTTGATTCGGCAGCTTGAGCCATTTGTGGCGCAAGTCTTTGATTAATAAGAGCAGTAGCTCTATCCCAACCTTCCATGCCTGTACCTTGTACTTGGCTTTGTAAGTTAGCGGCATTACCAATTTGATTAAATTGTGGCCCTTGTCCAACTTGACCAGCTTGATAAGGACTAGCATTAAAAGCATTTTGTGTAGTATTTGCTACATTTTGCTGGATATTGCCTAATGCAGACTGTAATGGCGCAGCTAAAGTTTGATTAGCTGACCAAATAGGATTACCTTGGGCATCTGTACCAGTTTGTTGATATTGCAAATTAGCATAAGGAGTAGATTGATTTATGCGATTAGCAGCAGTAGCGGCTTGTGCTTGTTGCATATTGCCAGCAGTTGTTTGTCTTGCTGCGTCTAAATAGGGATTTCCAGTAGAAGCCATAGGATTGCTAGCTTGTGCAGTCATAGGATTGCTAGCTTGTGCAGTCATAGGATTCGCAACAGGTTGATTTTGAGCCTGATAGCTTGCAAAAGTATTATTTGGATTTTGGTCTAAATATGCAAGCACATTAGGGTCAGGTCGAGAACCACCACCAGTATCAGAAAACTGATTTATATAGTTAGCTCGATTACGAAATTCGCCATTTAAACCTTCAAATGCTGCACCCATTATTTACTCCTAATGAAAAGTTTGTTTTCAGAACCAAGGAGTCGGCAAATATGATTATATATCATACTACGCCACCTTTTTCCATAACATAGTCTGTACTAGCCCAATGTAATTCAATGTTACGACTTGCTGCGTTTAAATTAACTGAGCCTGTGTACCCAATTCCAGTAACACCTTGCCAAATTTTGGTAGTAATTAGACCACCAGCCCATGTATTACCATCCCATTTTGCAGAATCCCAGTTTCCACTTTGGGCGCTAGGGTTAAATGACACAGCCCCTAATTGAGATTGAGTGTCAAAATCCACGCTAATACCGCATAAAACGCTTGGTACGCCACCTGTAGACTGTAGAATTGGTCTAACCATAGTAAATCGTTTTAACTGCCCAGGACTGTCAAAATAGCTATAGGCTTGTTGTGCAGTTGCAGTAATATTTGCACCATCGTCTGACATATCACTATAAAAAGTGCCTACATAGCCATTACCACCAAAGTGCATATCAGCATCGCCTGATACTTCCCAGCAATACGCTTGAATACCTGTAAATCTAGCCCAAGACTTTGTAATGGTATGCATTACATATTGTTCTATTCCGTCAGTAATTGGAATATTTAATATCAGCATATTTTCAGAGGCAAAATAGTTGATTTGCCAGCCAAAATTAGCAAAATAGGTAGTTGCAGCTTGGCTGATAGGGTAATAAATCTTGTCAGTAAGGTTTACTCTAGGGTCTAATCGGCTAGACTGTAACGCAGAAGCCAAAGGCACTAAACCATCTTGAGTTAGCAAAAGAAGGTCACCACCCCATTTAAAAAAGCATTTACGATTAAAAGTTTGACCTAATTGCCATACGCCTTTTAATGCCCAAGTAGTAGCAGAGCTAGGGTCAGTACCGTTATAAACAATGACTTCGCCCATACTGGTTACAAACACAGCATAGTCATCTGCGCCTTGTCCAGCGTCAATAGTCCATGTTCCCATTGCTTGTAAAAAACCGCCATTACGAGCAATACTGCCAAAATAAAGCGGTGAAGCAGTACCACCAATAGAGTCTACTGGTAAATACCAAACATTTAAACTGTCTTTTTCGGTAAAATAAAGCCTGTTTTTAAACAAATTGACATTAACAAATGTGTTACTGTTTACGCCTGTTATTCCAACAGTAGTGTATGTTCCTACAACTGTAGCATCCCCTGAAGGGGCAGTAGCCATTGTGTAAGTAAAGGTAGAAGCTCCAGTTATTGTAATAACAAAAGTGCCATTAAATTGAGTAGGCGTAGCACCTGATACAGTTACTCGATTATTAGTTGCAAGCCCATGAGGACTAGCAGTAGTTAAAGTAGCGGTTAAATTACCTGTACCACCTCTTGTAATAGTAGAAATAGTTTGTGCTGTAGTTGTTGTGGCTACTGTAAACCAACTTGTACCATCATAAATAGTTACAGGGTCTACGCCATTACAAGTAACAAGAAAATTACCAGCAGTATTAGTAAAATTGACATATTGCAATTTATCGCTAGTAAGGCTTGAAAATGATGTAGTTGCCGTAGAACTGGTAGCATCCCAAATCTTTGTACCAGCAGCAGCAAATAGCTTATATCCGCTAGTAGTTGGGTAATTCATTAAAGTATTTACAGGAGTTACAGCTTGGTTTAAGTATGTTCCTACTACTGTAGCGTTATTAGCAGGAATAGCCGTCATTTCATAAGTAAACGCTGTAGTACTA